ATGCTAGACGGCAATGCCTTTACTGGTTCTTGGCAAAACTATTTGCCCGAGGCCGATGCTGTATATCGTAACAATGGTGGTGACGACGGATGGGCCGGTTGTAGCGGCTGGGTTCAACTGTTGACCATGACACAGTCGGATCCTACTCTGAAAGATCTGTGGGATAAACTACAGGCAATAATAGCGTTGAAGAAAAATGATTAACAGTAACTTTGGTTTTACTCCTTTAAAAGAAATTTGGTTAGGTGATACCTATCCAGAATCATTCTACAATCACTTACCCAATGAGATTGCAGATCCATTTAGAAAAATTACAGAACTTACTAAAGAGGACACTGGCCGACTACAGACATTTTTAGAAAGTCGCGGCATCACAGTTCGGCGTCCTGTGTTTGACAGTATAGACAACTATATTGACAAAGAAGGAAATTTAACCAAACCTCCAGTTACTCCTAGAGACAACTACTTAACATTAGGTACAACACTTTACAACTTACATTCTAAAACTACAGGTGATCCTTGGCGTCACTGGATGCAGTATTATCAACAAGCGGGAATGGATGTGCGTACACCTATTGATACAGCTATGAACTGTTTACATCCACCTAGCGTAGTTAGAATTGGTAGAGACTTGTATATTGACACTATCACACACCAAGAAACTTGGGGATACCTCAGTGAGTGGATGGTCGAGGCTGCCAAAGATTATCGCGTAAACATTTGCGACACAGGCGGACATTGCGATGCAGTTTTTTGCCCAGTAGGCCCTGGTATTATTGTAACTAGCCATTGGAAACATTCATACGAAAAAACCTTCCCAGGGTGGGAAATCTATCGTGTGCCTCAAGAGTTAAACAATTTTGAATTTAGTACTCGTTACAATCATTGGTTTACCACTAACAAAGCTGTAGATAACAATCAAGTGTTTAGTCAACATATTATAGACAAAGCACAGGATTGGGTAGGCAACGCCAGTGAAACTGTGTTTGAAGTTAATATGTTAGTATTGGATCAACACAATGTGGTGGCCATGAAAGAATACCCACCCTTGGAAAAGTGGCTAAATGAAAGAGGGATCACCGTGCATTATTTTGACCTACGCACTAGAGGATTCTGGGACGGTGGATGGCATTGTTTTACCTTAGACATTCTGCGCGATGATACTAAGGCGGATTTATTCCCTAATCGTGGGGATAATGGTGTTTACTGGCGTTTAGATTAAAAGGAAACAGTATGAAATTTTTAGATAGATTTAAAAAGAAAAAACCAGAAGTCAAGGCAGAAGCTCCTAAAAAGCCAAAGAAAACTGACAAAGAGATTGCTACAGAAAAAGGCGAGCCCTATGTGGCAATTCTTAGTATGGATATTGATCCTAATGACATTCAGAATGGTGCCTTTGAACTAGACTGGAATGATAAGTTTGTAGCTGACTTGATTAGACACGGTTATCAGATGGATAAAAAAGATACTGATGCAGACATTGTTGATCGTTGGTTCACTGCTGTATGCCGTAACATTGTATTAGAAACTTACGAACAGTATGATGCTATGAATCCCGAGCGTGATCGTCTAGTCAAGACTCGCAACCTAGGTGATGGCTATAGCGAGGTATCATGATATTATATGTAAACGGTGATAGCCATACGGCTGCCGCTGAGGCCATGACTCCTTATGCCTTTGCTGAAGATGAAAGTTCTTTATTCTATCTTGGCCGAGCTCCGCATCCTACTAATCTTGCAGTCAGCTGGGGCAAACTATTAAGTCTAACACTAAGCACACCATTCCATTACGGTTGCGAAAGTGGTAGCAGTAATTCTAGGATTATGCGTACCACTAGAGATTGGCTAAAACAATACCATTTGAATCGCGAAAAGAAATTGGTAATCATACAATGGTCAACCTGGGAGCGTGAAGAATGGTTTGACCCTGCCACACAGTTATACATTCAGGTCAATGCATCGGGTGTCGATCATGTACCACAGTCCATGCAAGAAAAGTATCGTCATTATGTTATGAGTGTGGATTGGCGCCAGAAAACCAAAGAAGCTCACGAAGATATTTGGAATTTTCATTTGGAATTGGCGTCACAAGAAGTTCCGCATATTTTCTTTAATGGTAACAATACCTTTGCCACTATCAAAGACCAAAAGGATTGGGGCACCAGCTATATTGGACCATATGATCCCGAAATGACCTTTGATGCTATACTTAGAAAAAACGGTTTTGAAACGGTTAGTCCCGAATCATACCATTTTGGTAAGGATGGCCATAGCTTTTTTCATCGTTTTATGTTAAAATACATTGTTGACAACAAATTAATATAAGGCGGTACCCATGAAATATGTCTTGATAGACACAGCTAATATGTTCTTTAGAGCAAGACACGGTGCTTTTCGTGCCAGTGATACTTGGGAAAAGATTGGTTTCGCACTGCATGTAACCTTGATGTCAGCTAACAAAGTAGCCCGCAGATTTGAAGCAGATCATGTGGTTTTTTGTCTAGAAGGACGCAGTTGGCGTAAAGATGTTTACAAACCTTATAAGGCTAATCGTGCTGTAGCTCGTGCGGCCCTGACAGAACAGCAAGCTGAAGAAGATAAGATGTTCTGGGAAACCTATGATAATCTGACTAAATACTTGTCTTCGAATACCAACTGCTCTGTGATACGCCATGAAAATGCCGAAGCAGACGACATCATAGCCCGTTGGATAGCTTTACACCCCCAAGACGAACATATTATTATTAGCAGTGACACTGACTTTGTTCAGTTAATCGCACCAAATGTTAAGCAGTACAACGGTATTACTGACGAACTAATCACCCTAGAAGGAATCTTCGATGCCAAAGGCAAGCCAGTTGTTGATAAGAAAACGAAAGAGCCAAAAACTATTCCTGATCCGGAATGGCTTCTCTTTGAGAAGTGTATGCGCGGTGACTCGTCAGATAATGTGTTCTCGGCGTATCCGGGTGTCCGCACAAAAGGAACAAAGAATAAAGTTGGGCTCCAAGAAGCGTTTGAAGACCGTGCAAAGCAAGGATACAATTGGAACAACATGATGTTGCAACGCTGGATGGATCCAGATGGTATAGAACATCGTGTGTTGGATGACTATGAGCGCAACAGGACCTTGATTGATCTTACAGCACAGCCAGAAGATATTAAACTAAAGGTTGATACTGCAATTCGTGAACAAATTAGTCACAAAGATGTAGGACAAGTTGGTGTTAGATTTATGAAGTTCTGTGGCAAGTATGAGTTAATCAAGTGTAGTGATTCTGCTGATAGTTTTGGACATTGGATGAATCAAACATACAAAGGTGAATTAAATGGCTAAAGATATTTTCTGGACTACGGTTACATTTGCCTTTATATTTGCCGTCTTGGCATTGGCGTTTTGGCCGCAAGACCACAGACACATTACCGTAAAGTATGATTGCAGGTTAGCAGAGATCAGCCCTGACTACCCTGTGGCAGTAAAAGAAGCATGTAGAAAAAGGATGACACAATGACATTAATAGCAAAAGCAGTAATCGATCGCAAGTACTGGATCCTGCAAGAAAACGATCGCAAGATTGGAAATGTCGAAGCTTGTGATGGCGGATATCAAGTTAAGATCAATAATCAAGTTCAGCAGTACAAAACAATCAAGATGGTTGAACAGCGTGTTCATGTTCAGTTTGAACCGCCTGTGGTTAAAAAGAAACCTGTAGTTAAAGAACAGACAGTCTACGGATATCCCACTGCCGGTAGATGCTACAACGGCATGTGGAATGTTCCACAAAAGTTACCAATCTATACCAAGACCAAGAAAAGTAAAAGTTGGTATGCGGCTGGTTGGTATCAAGTTAAACAGGGTCGTCATTGGGAAGTTGTACAAGACCCTAAGTTAATTGTATTAAGTCGTTATCCATATCATGGCCCATTTTATACAGAGGAGGAAGCCACCAATCATGACAAATCCATTTAGAGATCAAGAAAAATTTATGACAGCCTGCGATCAGACCGTAGGCACAGAGAATCAAGAACAGTACGGCCTGTATTTTAATCTCATCGACGAAGAAGTAAAAGAACTTAAAGATTCTACTACTCGTGTTGGCGACTTGGATGCACTTATCGACATCCTAGTTGTGACCATTGGTGCCCTGCACAGTATCGGAGCCGATGTTGAAGGTGCTTGGAAAGAAGTTATGTCAACTAACTTTGCCAAAATTGATCGACGCACTGGTCGTGTTAACAAGCGTGAAGATGGTAAAGTGTTAAAACCAGAAGGTTGGACTCCTCCACAATTGGATCAATTCCTTAAATGACCACACACCTACAGAGATTTATTGATCGTGTACAGGGCGTAGAAGCTCGTGGTGCTAGAGATTTAACCATTCCGATCGGCGATGCTCGTGCTATTCATGCGGACTTGACTAGACTGTTACTAGAGTTACAGACTCTACGAGAACAGCTATTAACACAAAAAACCACAGATAACGAAGTAATTCAAGTGGAAATGCACGGGGGCTCATTCTAAAACTACCTATATTTTGTGATAAATAAATGTAGGAGTATAATGAATGAGCAGACCAAAGCCAAATGTCCTTGCAGAGTTAACGGACAAATCTACATACAAAACTGAACAGGTACTAGCATCTGAAGGTATCTGGGCAGTTTTCTACGACAATAGTCCCATCAATCTAAAAACATCAAACCTACTTGTACAGTACCCCGGTCCTAAATACAAGAAAGTTAGTTTTAGTAATCCTGGACATGCTATTAACCTTGCTCGCAAGTTAAACATTCAATTCAAGACTGACAAGTTTAGTGTTGTGATACTCAAAGAAGGTCCTAAGATCTATCCGTAATCTGTGTGCGCGATAAAAAGAAACTAACCGAAGAGTTAATTCAACACTTACCAGAAGAATTTAAGATTGATGTTGATGCGGCCATACCCATATGGTGGCACAATCTTCGAGCCGGTGGTGGCATGCGCTTAACTAACATGGGTTATGAAACATTTACCAAGATACTTGAATTAGAACATTATGATTATGATGTAGAACCATTTGATATAACCAGTCGAATGATTGTTCTATTGGATCGTAGGTTACAGCATCCTTGGTATTTGGTTACTGTCAAGATGATGCCAAAGAAAATAGTATTTTTTAGTAGCAAAGAAGCTATGTTATTCAATTTATACGGTAACTTGCAAAAGTTTCTTGACAGTTACCAGTAAAGATAATATAATATAATTACATTAGAGGAGATAGCAATGCCAGTGAATACATTAGTATCATGGGGACGAGATACAGTTCCTGTGTTGACCGAAGAAGAATTAAAAAAGATCGATGAGCGAGAGCTTGTATGGATTGATGCTGGTAAAACTGATGGTCATGTATGGCATACACTTGACGGAGTAATCCGTGTTTGGGCAGATCTAGAAACTGCACAAGAGTTCCTTGATTTTATTAATACCTTTGATCCTCCTCCGGCAGTTGCCAAGATCAAAGAATAAATA